ATGGGCGCTAGCGAATTAGCTGGCCGCAAGAAACTTTCTGGCGCATGGCTAAACTACGTATATGGTATCAAACCTTTTTGTCAGGACCTACACGCAATTGCATGTTCGGAAATCAAGCTCTTACAACGCATCAAAGGCCGTCAGGTCAATTGGTGGGAGTATAAGCATCCTGATCCGACTGTGCATGGTGCAGGTACATACCGCGCTACATACAACTACGCGGTCTCTTTAAAGGACCCGTTATATGCAACCCTTGCTGGAGCCGGACTAACAAATCCAGCCTTGATAGCATGGGAATTAACACCATTTTCATTTATGGCCGACTGGTTATTACCGGTTGGACCGTATTTAGAAATGTTGTCTTCCACTTCAGGCCTTGAAAAGCACAGTGGGAGTTTTACTGAAACAGAAATCATCTCAGCATATAAAACATCGAGTATGTTAGGTAGTTCAGCTTTCCATCGTATCAACCGATACAAATTGAAAAGACGAACGACCACAACGTTCCCCGATCCACCATTGCCGAGTTTCAAGAACCCGTTCTCTCCTGTCCATGCCTTAAACTTCTTGACGATTATTCATCAATTCGTTAAGGAACCAGCACGTCGTGCTCGTTAAGGTACACTTGTAAACAACATTCGCGGTAACACCGCTAGGATCATTTAAAATGACTCAACTTGCAGATATGTCACTGGCTGATGGACTTTCTACTCCGGTAGTTCGTCTATTTACAGCGGTTACTCCTCAAAACGGGATTAACCCAGCAATTTGGAACTATAAAGCAGGTTCTCAACGTACGAGTTATATTCGTGCCGAGACCTTGGTACGTCGTAGCGGCAGTAATGCAGCTTCGGTTTGTTCTTTCAAATTATTCGCCCCTCAAGTAGATCCTTTAACAGGGATTGAAAAGTATCGCATCATTACGGAGGTCAAAATGACCATTCCTGATGTTGCTTCTCAAGCTGATATTGATCAGTCTTGGGCGTTCTTACGTTCGGCTCTTGGCCACGCGCAAGTTCAGGGTGCATTCAAAGATGTCTCAGCTAATATGTAATCAGCTTTGCTTCTTTGAACATTGACTGTTTAAATAGTCTTGAATAAATTAAAGGAAAAACCTATGATCAATCATAGACGTCCCGGACTCAGTTCGGTTCTCCCTGACGTGTACATCGACTTGATGGAGGCAATAGGAACACCTCGTTCTCTAGCTTTAGCTATTTGCTTTAAAAACAAACAGTTATTCCAGAATAGTCATCTTTTAGATGTCACACCGTCAAACTACGTTGAAGTTCACTCGTACCGCGCAGATGCGCAGTCCGTCGCAGTTTTCAAGAAAAATGCTATGCTTACGCAAGGCAAATCTCAAGATGAACTGCATAGTGAGAGTATTGTACGCTTCTTCGAATTAGAAGAGATCAATCGACAGAATAACCTACGTCTGACTTCTTTGAAAAATTTCAAAGACGTTTCACTCCTCGAAAGAGTAAAACGCATTATAGAGTCAGTATTAGGCCATCGGGCGATCGATTTTAGTTCTTTCGTACCTTTATGGTCGAAAGGAAGCACGTACAGTCTCCCTGCAAGTACAGCAACAATTGCTGACAAGTTGGATAACAACATCGACGCGACCCCGCATGCCCTCATATACGTTCAATCTGTATATGAGGCTTGTCCTAGACTCTTCGCACCGTTCAGTCAACACATTATCGTCCCGGGTAACCGGTTCAGTTCTGTGACAAAAGATTGGAGAAAGCGACGACCGATTTCTATTGAACCCTTGTTTAATATGCTATTGCAGAAAAACGTAGGAGAATTCATAAGAAAAAGGCTTAGGCGAGTTGGAATCGATATTAATACGCAACAAGACTTCCATAAATGGCTTTTAGCTCATGAATGGGACGACTACGCGACTATCGACCAAAGCGACGCATCCGACCGGATCTCACATGAACTTGTGAGACAACTGTTACCACCAGATTGGTTTACGTTACTCGATCGCATCAGATCACGGAACACTGTGATTGATATTAACGGGATAGACGTAACTGTGAAATTGGAGAAATTCGCTTCACAGGGTAACGGGTTCATTTTCGAATTAGAAACGCTTATTTTTTATGCGATTGCTAAAGCGACAGTGGATACCGAATCGAACGAGACTGATTATCTCGTTAGTGCTTATGGCGACGACGTCATAGTGCCGGTGCAATTTTTCAATGCGGTAATCTCTTCCTACGAGCTATTTGGCTTCTCTGTTAACACGGAGAAGTCATTTGGTACTGGTCCCTTTAGAGAAAGTTGTGGCTTCGACACGTTTAACGGCGTAGAAGTTCGACCACTCTATTTGAAGGAGATCCAGCATGGACTCGAAGGAAAATACCAAGCAGCCAATTACGTTGCGAGACTCGCTTATCGTTCTCTCAATGAGTACGGTTTTGATAGTCTTTACAAGCGTAGTTGGAATAGGATTATATCACTCATTCCGGAGCACCGCAGATATGGTGGCCCTGAGGAACTTGCAGATGCAGTACTCCTCGGACATCCATATAAAGGCGCCACGAACTGTGGTATCACAAGGATTAAAGGAATCGGTCGAAGCTTCGAGCCCGACCAGTTCCGATTACCCGTAAATGAATATCCTTTGCTAGCGTACATAGTGTTTGGTCTCAGCGACAACGGAGTCTTACCCCGTGGAGCCGAGTTTAAAACCATAACCGCCGACTATGTTCTATATCATGAGTGTAAACAACTCCTCTGGTTATAGCGATTACTACTCAGAAGCAGCTATCCTTTAAAAAGTGCGTAACAGCTTACCAGTCGAGGTTTGGGGCACTGAAAATGGAC